GCCGCCGAAGACAAGACCGCACCGGCCCTCAAGATCGAGGACAAGCCCGCTGCTGGTGAACAGACCGAAGCCGAGAAGGCCGCCGCCCAGGCAGTCGCTCAGGCCGGTCTCGATGTCTCGAAGTGGCAGGAAGAGTTCAACACGTCTCGCACCGTCTCTGAAGAGGGCCGTGCCGAGATCGCGAAGGGCCTTGAAAGTCTGTTCGGCGACAAGGCTCGCGCCATCGTCGATGACTTCGTCGAGGGCCAGCGCATGCGCGTTGAGAACGTGGAGGGTCAAATCTTCACGGTTGCCGGTGGCAAGGAAGAGTACGCCAAGATGGTTGGCTGGGCAGCTCAGAACATGAGCGCCAGCGAGCAGTCCGCTTACAACGCCGCCATGGACAGCGGAGATGTCAACGCGATGTCTCTCGCCGTGGACGGCCTCAAGGCCCGCTACGTTCGTGCTGAGGGTTCTTCCCCCAGCCTGATCAGCGGTGACGGCTCCATCGGTAGCGGCAACGCTGCCTTCGCATCCACCCACGAAATGACCACCGCGATGAAGGACCCGCGCTATCGCACGGACCCGGTCTATCGCAAGTCGGTCGAACAGCGGGCCATGCGCTCCAACTTCTAAGGATCAATGAACGACCTCCTTCACATCTCGAAGGCGGGCCTCAATCTGATCAGATCGTTCGAGGGCCTCTTCCTGACAGCTTATTACTGTCCGGCGGGGGTCCTGACGATTGGCTACGGCCACACCAACATGGACGGCGTCGAGCCGCGTGTGACCAAGGGTCTCAAGATCACGGCAGAGCAGGCTGAGGACATCCTCCGTCGCTCTCTCAAGAAATACGAAGACGCTGTGAAGCGCCTCGTGAAGGTCCACCTTACCCAAAGCGAGTTCGACGCTCTCGTGTCGTTCGCTTACAACTGCGGCATCGGCGCTCTGGAGAAGTCCACGCTGCTCCGCAAACTCAACAAGGGCGACTACGCCTGCGTCCCGTCCGAGCTGATGAAGTATGTCATGGCGACGGTGAACGGCAAGCGCGTCGTGCTCAACGGATTGGTCCGCCGCCGCAAGGCTGAGGGTGCTCTCTACGGCCTGACGAAGAACATCGAGATACTCAAGCCCACTCTCGATGGGCAGCCGCTTGCACCCGAACACGAGGACGACGACGAGCCGATGGCTCAGCGCGTCAACCCGCCCGGCTTGCCCGGCATCGAGCAGGCCACTGGCTGGCTCGCTGGCCTCTCTCCGGTCCTGTCTTTCTTCGCAGGCATCGACTGGAAGATCGTCCTGATCCTCACCGGCGCTGCGCTCCTCGCAGGCGGTGGCTGGCTCTGGTATCGCCACAACAACCACGCCTGATGTTCGAGCACATCTTCGAAGCGTTCGCCCTCGGCGCGGTGCTCCTCGGCATCGCCGCCGTCATTTTCGAAAGCTGACATGTTCTCCATCTCCTCCCTCTTCAATCTCAAGGGCCTCTCCATTGCCTTCGTGGTTGCCTTCCTCATTGGCACTGCCAGTGGCTGGAGGGCACGCGACGCTCTGTGTGATGCTGCCGAAGCCAAGGCCCAGGTCGTCGTGTTGCGCAAGCAGCTCGAAGCCCGTGACGCTGCCGCTAAGGTGGACGCTGGCAAGGCCGCGCTCCAGTCCGCGACGATTGAGAAACTCGAAAGCGCAATCCGTGACGCTGAAAGCAAAACTACTCCTACCGTTTGTCTTGATCGCGATGACACTCGGCGGCTGCGTAACCTCTGGAAGTAGCGGCACCGCCCTTGCTCCCATCCCCGGCGACATCGTGACGTGCTTCAACAGCATCGTCCCTGCGCCCAAACAGGACACTCTGACCAAGCGCGACATCGTCCGCCTAATAGGTGACCTGAAGAAATCCGAGCAGTCCAAGTCGCAATGCGGCAAACGACTGATCGGCTACTACGACGCCCAACGTGCGGTGTTCGAGAACTAAATGGCGAGGGCCTCTGCATCCCTGTGATGTACGCCCGCGTCTTCTATCCAGTGAAGAGAACAGAACGTGCTGTCCTATCTAGGCGGCGTTCAAGGTCCAAGAAACCTCTGACTAACGAGACCATATGGCTCGCCATCAGATGCACCTGCGGGTGTGTCTCGGCGAATAACCTCGTGTGTTTCCTCTGTCGGGTTCGAGGCCAATCCTCTTATCCTCACTGGAGACTAAAATGACTGACACTGTTGTGTCCCGCGTTGGCCAGTCCAATGCCACTGGCGATGCTCTCGCCCTCTTCCTCAAGGTGTTCTCGGGCGAAGTCCTCACGGAGTTCGAACGTACCACCCTTTTCACCGACAAGCATTTCATCCGACAGATCACGTCGGGCAAGTCGGCTCAGTTCCCGCTGATCGGTAAGGCGTCCAGCCGCTACCACACGCCGGGTCAGTGGATCGATGGCGTCGCCATCAACCACGCTGAGAAGGTGATCACCATCGACGATCTTCTGATCGCCGACACCTTCATCGCCAACATCGACGAAGCGATGAACCACTACGACGTTCGCGGTCCCTACTCGCAGGAGCTGGGTCGTGAGCTGGCGCAGGCGTTCGACACCAACGTCGCTCGCGTGATCGCTCTGGCTGCTCGCGCTGCCAACCCGCTGACCTCGCGTCCGGGCGGCACCCGCATCAGCAACGCTGCGATGGACACCGACAAGGACGCTCTGCGTACCTCGCTGTTCTCCGCTGCTCAGAAGCTCGACGAGAAGAACGTCCCGGCTGAAGGCCGCTCGGCATTCTTCCGCCCGGCGCAGTTCTACATCATGGCTCAGGACACCACACTGGTGAACAAGTTCTATGGTGAGACCGGTGGCGACCTCGGCAAGGGTTCGCTGAACACCGTCGCTGGCTTCCCGATTGTGAAGTCCAACAACGTCCCGAACGCGAACGACACGGCCAACACCGCTGTCCACACCAAGTACCGGGCCGACTTCTCGACGACCGTTGGTCTCGTGTCCCACACGATGGCCGCTGGCACCGTCAAGTTGATGGACCTCGCGATGGACGCTCAGTACGAGCCCCGTCGTCAGGGCACCTTCATGGTCGCCAAGTACGCGGTCGGCCACGACTGGCTGCGCCCCGAGTGCGCGGTCGAGCTCTACAAGGCGTAAGCCTTACTCCACACAGCCGGGGGCCTTCGGGCCCTCGGTTTTTTTTCATCAAAGGACAACAATGGATACCACTGCGCTCGCTCCCATGACGGAGCTGGAAGCCATCAACGACATGCTCTCGCTCATCTCCGAGAGCCCGGTGGCCTCCCTTGACGAAGCCAACGAAGTCGCGGACGCCCAGATCGCGATGCAGATACTAGCCCGTGAGAGCCGCACCACGCAGGCCAAGGGTTGGGACTGGAACACCGACGAGAACTTCCGCATAAGCCCGACGCTGAGCGGTGAGGTCATCCTGCCGACCAACGTGGTCCGCTGCGATCCGACCGACAGCAACATCGACTACGTGATGCGCCAAGGCAAACTGTATGACCGCGCGAACAAGACGTTCGTGATCGGGCAGGCGGTTGTCGTGGACATGGTCTCGATCCTCCCGTTCGAGGACCTCCCCGAACCGGCGCGTCGGTACATCTCGATGGCGGCCGGACGCAAGTTCGAGAACCGCATCAACGGGGCCGACCAGCTCCACCAGATCAACGAGAACGACGTGATGCTCGCGTGGTCCGACCTCGTCAACGACGAGTGCGAGAGCGCCGACTACAACGTCATCCGCAATTCAAGCACCGTGCGCCGCATCGCGCATGGTCGATGGAGATAATGAGCAAGCCCGTTACCGGCTCACTTCCCAATCTCGTCAACGGCATCTCCCAGCAAGCCCCTGCGTTGCGCCTCGCCACTCAGGCTGAGGCCCAGGACAACTTCTACTCCACCATCGTGGGTGGCTTGAAGGATCGCCCGCCGACCGAGTTTGTAGCAAAGCTATTGAGCACACTGCCGAGCGGCGTGTTCACCCACATCATCAACCGCGACGGCACCGAGCGTTACATCGTGGTGTTCGATCCGAGCGTCGGCCAGATCAAGGTCTTCGACTTCTCCGGCGTCCAGCATGCAGTCACCGCCCCGAACGGGTGGGGCTACTTGTCCGGCATCACCGACCCCGCAGAGACTCTCCGTGCACTTACGGTGGCCGACTACACGTTCATCACCAACACCGACAAGGTCGTGGCGGCGGACCTCGTAACGAAGCAGGCAAGTCGCCCGAAGGAAGCCATCATCAACGTGCTGATCGGCAACTACGGTCGCACATACAAGGTCCTCGTCAACGGTGGCGCTGTTGCCACCTTCACCACGCCGGACGGATCGGACGCGACACAGTCGCCGAAGATCGACACGATCTACATTGCGCAGCAGCTCGTTAGCGGTCTGAGCGCGGCAGGCTTCAACGCTGGTGGCTGGCATGTCGGTCGCTACAGCAACGCGATCCACATCTATCACGACACGGCGGACTTCTCGATCACGGTCGAGGACGGCTTCAACGGCAACGCCATGAAGGTCGTTAAGGGCCAGACCCAGCGGTTCTCCGATCTGCCAATCGCGGGCCCTCACGGGTTCACCTGCGAGATCGTCGGAGACAGCGGCAACAACAACGACAACTACTACATCATGTTCGACACCTCGGCTGGCGGACCCGGTGTCTGGAAGGAAACTGTGAAGCCCGGCGAACGCTTGTGGCTCGACAGCTCGACGATGCCCCACGCGCTGATATCCAACTCGGACGGAACGTTCACCTTCAATCGCATCGTCTGGGACCCCCGGAAGTGCGGCAACGCTGACACCTCACCGGACCCGTCGTTCACAGGCAGGACCATCGCGGACATGTTCTTCCACCGCAACAGGCTCGGCTTCCTCGCGGACGAGGCTGTGATCCTGTCGCGTAACGGATCGTTCTTCGACTTCTACCGCACCACCTCGACCGCGCTGCTCGACGATGATCCCATCGACGTGAGCGCATCGCACGTGAAGGTCTCGCTGCTCAAGGCGGCGGTGCCCTATCAGGACGACCTCGTGCTGTTCTCGGATCAGACGCAGTTCACGCTCTCGGGCAACGATCTGCTCACCCCGAAGACGGTCTCGGCGCGGCCCCGCACAGAGTATGTGTGTGACGGCGCAGTCAAGCCGGTCGGCCTCGGCACCTCGATCTACTTCACCGCCAAGCGTGGCGACTACCAGTCCGTCTGGGAGTACACCATCGACCGTATCACGCAGACCGCGTCGGCCAACGAGGTGACCTCACACGTCCCCGCGTATGTCCCTTCGGGCGTCTACAAGATCATCGGCACATCCAACGAGAGCGCCATCGCGCTGCTCACCAAGGGCGACACCTCGCGCATCTACGTCTATCGATACTTCGATAGCTCGGACGGCAACAGGCTGCAGTCCGCGTGGCAGAAGTGGACGTTCCCCGGCAACCCCGTGATCCTCAACGCCGAGTTCGTCAGCAGTGATCTCTACGTGGTCCTGAAGCGCAGTGACGGTGTGTATCTTGAGAAGATCAGGATGCAGCCGAATGCGTTCGACGAAGGTGTCGGCTTCCTTGTGGCGCTCGACCAGCGAGTCCACAGTGACACGCTCGCGGCTCCGACCTACGACGACCTCACGGACGTGACCACCTTCACGCTGCCCTACCAGCCCCGCGACGGCATCCGCGCCGTTACGGCTCCAGGTGGATCGACGCTCACGGCGATTGACGTGCCGGTGCTGTCCGTGGATGTGGCGACCAAGAAGGTTCACCTGTTCGGAGACCTCCGCACCGCCAAGGTGTGGTTCGGCTTCCTCTTCGAGCGCCGCTACAAGTTCTCTCGGTTCTACCTGAGGCAACCCTCGCCGAGCGGTGGCACGACGACCGTCCAGAGTGGGCGGCTGCAGATCAAGGGACTGAACCTGTCCTACGACAAGTCGGCTTACTTCCGCGTGGAGGTGACGCCTGTCGGTCGCAAGACCTACACCTACACATTCACCGGGCGTGCGCTCGGCTCCGCTGACAACGTCCTCGGCACCGTGCCGTTGATCGCTGGCAAGATGTCGATCCCTGTCATGTCGCGTAACGACCGGGTCACCGTCGAGCTGATCAACGATAGCTGGATGCCGTCGTCATTCATCAGCGCGGAGTGGAGCGGCACCCACAACTCAACAGCAAGGGACCTTTAATGGGGTTGATCAGACCCGCAAACATTGAAGACGTTACCTACATCGCCAAGAACTTGAGGCAGGCTGACGTGATGGAGTGCGATGCGAACTTCGCATTGCCTCCCGAACTAATCCTACCCCAGAGCGTGTATCCCGGTCGTGAGGTGTGGACCTTCCATGCCAACGACGGGACGCCGCTTGGTGTGTTCGGAGCGGACCCTGTGATCGGTGAGGCTGACATCGGAGTGATCTGGATGTTGTCCACCGACCTGGGGAAGTACAAGCGAGAGTTCATCATCGAGAGCAAGCCTGTCGTGCTGGCTCTCCACGACAAGTATCCCATCCTCACCAACATGGTGGATGCGCGAAACACCCTGCATCATCGCTGGCTCAAGTGGCTCGGCTTCGTCTTCCTTAGACGCATTGAGAAGTGGGGTGCTCGCAGCGTCCCCTTCTACGAATTTGCAAGGTTGAAACAAACATGTGCGTAATGGCCCTTCCCCTCATCGGGCTGGCGGCAGGCATCGGCTCCAGTGTCATGGGGTTCATGGGCCAGCAGCAGGCCGCTGACAATCAGAACGCCTACTACACTGCGAACGCCAAGGCCGCCAATCAGGCTGCGGTGAACAGCTACGCCTATCAGCAGAACGCGCTCGTGCAGAAGAGTAACGCTGCGCTTCAGCAGAAGCAGCAGACTTCCGTTGAAGCTCTCAAGGCTCGCTCTGCGGCTCGAGTTAGCTCGGGCGAAGCGGGCGTCACCGGCCTCTCGGTCGATGCGATCATCGGAGACTACTACGGCCAAGAGGGCCGCCGCATGGACAGCATCGATCAGAACTACGAGATGGATCGAGACTACCTCCGCGCGGAGATGGAGAGCACGCAGGCCCAGACCACTTCACGCATCAACAGCGTGCAGCGCGTTGAAGGTCCGTCGCCGCTCGGCCTCCTGTTCAAGATCGGCAGCAACGTCGCCGGCTACGGCGCGGCAACGTCGAAGTCACCATCCCTTACCTCAACTCAGGAGTTCGCCACCTAATGGCTCGCGGTCGCGTTCAGACGCCGGACCTACAAGGACCCGAGGCGCTAAGGTCTCCCGGCATTCCGGGGGACACCTTCGCCGCGCCCGAGCGTCCGGTGCAAGACAACACACTCACCCAGATCGCGGACGCGCTCGGCTCGTTCAATCAGGGACTAACGAAGTGGGGCACCTACGCCCAGCACTCTGCACGCAAGCAGCAGGCTGAGACGGAGGCTGCCTACGCCAACAAGATGATCGCGGGTATGACCCGTGACGAGGCGATCAAGCACGTCGAGGACGGCACCATGCCGAACTTCGCGGACCCGTTCGCCCGTGGCATCGTCGATAAGAATGCCGGTCAGGCTTATGGCGAGCGCATCGTCTCTGGCATCCAGAACCAGATCAAGTCCGGCCAGATCGACCTCACGGACGAGAAGCTGGACATCGCCAGCGTCGTCACCGAGGCCACGAAGGCTGAGCTGCAGAACATCCCGCAGTCCCTGCAGCAGTCCAAGGCTGGCATGGCCGGGCTCCAGCAGCGCGTTGAGAGCGCCCGCGATGCGCTCATGCAGCAGCAGCTCGTGCAGCGACAGGCCGCCTTCACCGCGAAGCAGGAGGGCGTTGCCTACGACCAGTTCAACAGGATGTTCGACAACACTGCTGGTGCACCAGCGGAGGTCGTGCAGGACAAGCTGCGCGGCGTCTATCAGGACATCGGCAACGGCAAGTTCCTGAAGAACGACCAGCTCGACGGCCAGCTCATCAACGTGATGCGCAACAGGGCCAGCGATCCCAACTACGTCGAGGCCGTGGTTCACGGTCTGACCGTTGATCGCGTCGGAGCTGACGGCACGAAGGTCCCGCCGCTCGGGGCCAACCCGCGCTACGCTCAGGACGTTCAGCAAATCCGCGACCTCGCCCGCGACACGCTCGCCAAGAAGTACGATGCAGATGCGCAGAACAGGGCCGTGGAGAACACGACCGAGGCGCTGAAGCGGCAGGACGGTTCGTTCTGGACGCTGACCAATCAGGTCTACAAGAACCCGTACACGAAGCAGGACCCGACGCGGACCATCAGCGCCGACGACGTGAAGAAGAAAGCCGTCGATCAATACCTGACGTGGAGCGGGCAGACACAGCAGAACCGCAAGGAAGATGGCGAAGTCCGCTTCCAGCGCGACTGGGCTGTGCTGACGACGAACAACCTGCCGAACCCGGCATGGAAGGAGACCCTCGAAGGTCCCCCGAAAGCGTTCGCCAATCCCCAGGCACTGGCCAACCCGCAGACGCGGCAGTCCGCTATCGCAGCGGGCGAGCAGTTCATGCGGATGACCGAGGCCAACTACCCCTACGTCAAGAACACGCTGGGGCTCGGCAAGGACACGATGGACTTCTATCAGGTCTACAACGCTGCCCGCACCGCGCTCGGCAAGACGCCCGATCAGGCGCTCGACTGGGCCGCTGCCGCATCCCGCACACCCGACAACGAGAACGACCTCGCGGTTCGATCTCAGCGGGCGAAGGATGTGGAGCAGAAGGTCAAGGGTATCGACTTCGGTACGAGCTGGTCGAGCTACCTGCCGTTCAACAACAGTGACGCGAAGAACAGCGGCGCGCTCCAGAAGCGCGTCCTCGACGCCGCAGTGCTGTACACGCGGGTGCCCGGAATGTCCCTCGACGATGCCGTTAAGGCAGCCGTGGACACCGTCCAGAAGCACTCGATGTACGTCAACGGCCACGTGGTCGGCGACAACGGCCAGCTTCCGCCT